CCCTACGACATATATTCATTCACCGATGTGATGTTGTAACATAACGCTGTCGAGATCAAATAAGGAACGCGTGAGCCTTATTACGCGCATGTTCCTTATAACGCGCGCAGGTACCTGTTTATACACGCCTGCACAGATGGGGGGAGGGGTCAACGCAGCCTTGTCAATTATATATATACCCTAACAGACACAAAAAAAAGTGAATTAAACATGCACAATACTGCATATATTAATAAAAAATAGTAAGAAGAATGTACATTTAGAATCAATAAGTTAGTATATGGTCTGGATAATGCTCATTTAGAACTAAATAGTAGGTGTCCCCTACAAAAAAAATCTCTGGATAGTACTAACCTATGCAAATAATGCTTGACAAATACCTCAAAGTATGATATAATACTGCTCTACTATGTAGACTAAGAGCAAACTATAATTATTATTACTATTATCCCTCGTCTTTAACTACATAGTATTAATTAATAACATAAAGGATAATCATTTGACCCTTGAAGATAAACCTGTAAAAAGAAAAAGAGGAAGACCACGTAAAACAGAGGTTGAAGCTAAGAAGAAACGTGGTGTTGTTGGTAGACCTCCAGGTGAAGCTGCAAGAATCAAAGAGTTTCATGCACGATTGTTAGCAACTAGTGGTGAAACAGTAATAAATACTATCATCAAGAAGGCATTAGATGATGAAGACAAAGATCAGGTAGCATGTTTAAAGATGTGTATTGATCGTGTGCTACCAATGTCCTACTTTGAGAAAGGTAAGGACGCAGGAAGAGGTAATGTTAATATACAAATATCAATGGTAGGTGATAAGAAGGCTGAAGTAGTAGAAGAAGTCACTGATGTGGAGTTTGAGACTGTAGATGTCAGACCTGAAGATTAGTTTACTACCCTGGCAACAGGAGGTCTGGACAGATGACTCTAGATTTAAAGTCATAGCTGCTGGTCGTAGGACAGGTAAGAGTATGTTAGCAGCGTGGAGACTGATTGTCTCTGCATTAGAAGCAAAGAAGGGTCATGTGTGGTATATAGCCCCTACTCAGCAACAGGCTAGGGACATTATGTGGCAACAGCTACTGGAGTTAGGTCATCCAGTCATAGCCAGTAGTCACATAAACAATATGCAGATCACATTGATTAATGGTTCTGTTGTATCTTTAAAGGGAGCAGACAGACCAGAGACAATGCGAGGTGTAGCTTTAAAGTTTGTTGTACTCGATGAGTATGCAGATATTAAACCTACAGTGTTCGAGCAGATTCTTAGACCAGCGTTAGCTGACTTGAAGGGTCACTGTATATTTATTGGTACACCGAAGGGACGTAACCACTTCTACGACATCTACAAGATGGGTAGGAGTGAAAGACCAGAGACTAAAGACTGGAAGTCCTGGCACTTTACTAGCTTTGATAATCCATTGCTAGATAAAGACGAGATTGAAGTAGCAAAGAACACCATGTCTACGTTTGCATACAGACAGGAGTTCATGGCTAGTTTTGAAGCACCACAGTCGGAGATATTTAAAGAAGACTGGGTGGTAGTAAAGGATAAAGACGATGAGCCAGAGTATGGTACTTACTACATGGCTGTTGACTTGGCAGGTTTTGAAAACGTATCGAAGCAAGCCAGTAACAAGAAGAAGTACCTAGACCAAACGTCTATAGCTATTGTCAAGGTAGGTGATGACAACAAGTGGTGGGTAGATAAGGTTGATGCAGGAAGGTGGGATATTAAAGAAGTATGCGAGAGAATCCTAAAGCATGTCCAATTATACGGCATTCAAGTAATTGGAATAGAAAAAGGTTCTCTAATGAGAGCGTTGCTGCCTTACTTAACAGAGATGATGTTAAAGCAAGGTGTGTATCCCAGAATAGAAGAGGTAGCACTAGGCAATAAAAGTAAGATAGACAGAGTTGTGGGTGCTTTACAAGGCAGGTTTGAACACAAGCAGGTAGAACTCTGTGATGGAGACTGGGTAAGAGAGTTTAAAGATGAACTACTAAACTTTCCTACTACTGGTGTACATGATGACATGGTTGACTCAGTAAGTTTGATTGCTAGTATAGCTAATGCAGCAGTGTACTTTGATGACTACGAAGATGATTACGAACCCTTAGACATAATATCAGGATACTAATATGGCTGAACAATATCAAGAAACAGACTTTAACTCAGAGGAAGAAGAAGTAACTCAGAGTGATAGGGAGCTAGTAGCTTTCGTAGTTGACCACTGTGACAAGTGGAGAGACTGGAGGGATACTAATTATGAAACCAAGTGGGATGAATATGAAAGGATTTATTATGGAATTTGGAGCGCGGAAGATCGTACAAGGGACAGTGAGCGTAGTAAAATCATTAGTCCTGCTACCCGTCAAGCTGTTGATAACAGGGTTGCGGAAACTATGGAAGGCTTTGCTGGATCCGGAAAACTGTTTGAAGTAACTGATGATGGTTTAGATCAGGAAAGAACTGATGTTGATGTAATGCAAGCTCTTCTGTTAGAAGATACACATAACAATGCGTACATTAATAATGTATCATCTATTGTTAAACTAGCAGAAATATATGGTACCGGTGTAGGTGAGGTTTTAGTTAAGACTGAAATGGAACGTATACCTACAACACAGCAAATGCCTGGAGAACAAGGTATGGCTGCTGTTGGTGTTACCGAGCAAGAAAAGGTTGTAGTAAAAGTCAAGCCTGTTAATCCTAGAAACTTACTGATTGATCCTAATGCTGACGCTATTGATGACTCAATGGGTGTTGCAGTAGAAGAATACGTCAGTATGTATCAGATTGTTCAGGGTATTGAGTCTGGTGTTTACCGTAAGGTAGATATTGAACCTCACTATGAAGGAGACGATTTAGATCCTAGTCATGTTGAGGCTACTACTTATGAAGACGATAAGGTTAAGATCATACGTTACTATGGTCTAGTACCACAGGAATACCTAGAAGAAGTAGAAGAAGAAGGTGAAGAGGTTGTAGACTTATTCCCTGATGAATCATCTGCAGACCGTCTATCTGGTTTAGTAGAAGCAATCGTTGTTATTGCTAATGACGGCACACTGCTAAAAGCAGAACGTAGTCCGTATATGATGGAAGACAGACCTATCATTGCATATAGACCTGAGGTACGTCCAGGACGCTTCTATGGCGTTGGAACGGTTGAGAAGGGGTACAATATGCAGAAAGCTATTGATGCCCAGCTACGCTCTCACATGGACTCTCTGGCGTTAACTACTGCGCCTATGATGGGTATTGATGCAACAAGATTACCGAGAGGTATGAAGTTTGAGGTTAGACCTGGTAAAAACATCCTAACTAATGGAAACCCTGCAGAAATCTTACAACCGTTTAAATTCGGAAGTACGGATGCTTCTAACTATGAAACAGCAAAAGGTTTTGAAGCAATGCTGCTACAAGCTACAGGCACACTAGACTCGGCAGAGTTGGTCAAGAGTGCAGCAGGAGGAGGGCAAAACAACGGTATGGGTATGTCGTTAGCTATGTCTGCTATTGTCAAGAAGAATCGTGTGGCAATGGCATCGTTTCAGGATGACTTCATCATACCAATGGTCAAGAAGGTTGCGTATCGTTATATGCAGTTTGATCCTGACCGTTACCCAATGCAAGACTTTAAGTTTACTACGTTGTCTTCTATTGGTGCTATTGCTAAAGAACACGAACAGCAACAGCTTATTGGTTTGATGCAAACGCTTGGACCTAACTCACCTATTGTTCCTGTGTTGTTAAGAAGCATTATTGGAACATCTAGTTTGTTAAATAAAGAAGAACTAATGATGCAGTTAGATCAGATGTCACAACCTGATCCACAGGCTCAAGAGATGCAACAGCAACAAGCTCAATTACAAATGAGTCTAGTACAGGCTCAGGCTAACGAGCTAAACGCTAGGGCGCAAGAGTCTGCTGCTGATGCACAAGAAGCACAGGCTAGAGCACAAAAGATTATGGCTGAAACATCGCTGCTAGATGACAAAGCTAAGATTGATTTAATTAGGACACTAACAGCTAACATTAACACTCGTGATAAGAATGAGTTTGATAAACGTGTTAAGACTGCTGAAGTATTACTAAAAGAAAGAGATATAGATTCTAATGAAAAAATAGTAGCAATGCAACAAAATAACGCTTGACATAAAGCTAAAAATATGTTATAGTCGGAGCACTATTAAAACCATTACAGGAGAACTCCATTTTGGACAAAGAACTCCAAGAGTATTACGAAGCAAGATTTGAAATGATGTCAACAAAAGGTTACAAAGATTTGTTGGCAGACGTTGAAGTAATGATTGATGAAAGAAATAATCTGATGGCTACACAAAGCCTTGAAGATTTAAACTTTCGTAAAGGACAGTTAGATGTTCTACATTGGATTAGAACTCTCAAGAAACTTTCTGAAGAAGCCTGGGAGCAGCTGAACAATGAAGAGAATATTTGAATTTAAGTGTGGCGAAGGTCACACTACTGAAAGTTATATTGATGAGGAGGTAAACGCTATTGAGTGTCCTGCTTGTCAGTGTATGTCACTTCGAGTTATCTCAGCACCACGCATTGCACTAGAAGGAGTCACTGGAGACTTCCCGACTGCTGCCGATGCTTGGGCTAGGAAGCACGAAGAAGCAACAAGAATCGCCAACAAGCGCAGAGAGGGTTAGCGTCTGGTGATATTTTTTAATTCCTAAAATCACAAACGTGACAGGAGATTATATGGCTACATTTGAAGAACCGTTAGAAGAAGAGATTGAGTTTAGTGAAGTTGAAGAGTTAGGTAAAGAAGAAGAACAAAAGGAACCAGAGGTAGTAGAAGAACCTACTGCAGAGGAAAAACCTGAAGTTGTTATACCTGACAAGTATCAAGGCAAGTCTGTTGAAGACATTGTTAAGATGCACCAAGAAGCTGAGAAGTTAATTGGTAAACAAGCTCAAGAAGTTGGCGAAGTTAGAAGACTAGCTGACGAACTTTTGAAACGACAACTCGAAGAAAAGAAAGCCGTTGAAACCCCAAAAGAAGAAGAGACAGAAGTTGATTATTTTTCTGATCCGGTAAGTGCTGTAAACCAAGCTGTAGAAAAACATCCTGCTATTGCTGAGGCTAGGCAACAAGCTCAGTCTATTAAGCAACAACAGGTAACCCAGCGTTTAAATGAAGAGTTTCCTAACTTTAATGAAGTAACACAAGATCCTAAGTTTTTTGAATGGATTAAAGCATCTCCAGTAAGAACTAGACTTTTTACTGAGGCTCATTCACAGTTTGATTATGACTCTGCTGTTGAATTGCTTTCTACTTGGAACATGATGAACCCAAGCAAACCACAAGAAACTTCTAATCCTGAGTTAGTTACTGAATCAAAAAAAGGAACACAAGAAAGTTTAAAAGCTGCTACTGTAAATACTGGTTCACCTGCACCCTCGTCAAGAAAAACTTATCGAAGGGCTGATCTCATTAACTTACGTTTACGTGATCCCGCACGTTACGAAGCTATGTCAGATGAAATTATGGCTGCATACGCGGAGGGACGTGTCAAATAATTGAAAGGAAATAAAAAATGGCACTAGGTACTAATCATGTCACCAAGACCACTGCGGATAAATTTATCCCAGAGATTTGGAGTGACGAAATTATTGCAGCTTACAAGCAAAATCTTGTTGCTGCAAACATGTTCAGCAAGATGGCTTTTAAAGGTAAGAAGGGTGACACGCTTCATATTCCAAAGCCAACACGTGGTTCTGCTTCTGTTAAAGCAGCTTCAACTCAGGTTACACTGATTGCAGCAACTGAAACAGAAATTCAGGTTCTTATCAACAAGCACTACGAGTACTCACGTTTGATTGAAGACATCGTTGAGACGCAAGCACTTGCTTCTTTGCGTAAGTTCTACACTGATGACGCTGGCTATGCTCTAGCTAAGCAGGTTGATACTGACTTGATTCAGCTTGGTCGAGCAGTTGGTTCAGGTACTGACTACTCTACATCAGCCACAGCAACTAATGCTTTCATTGGTTCTAACGGTACTACTGTCTATAACAGTACATCTTCTAACGCTGCTGCGTTGACTGATGCTGCTATCAGACGTTCTATCCAGAGACTTGATGATGCAGACGTTCCGATGACAGATCGTTGCATGATTGTCCCACCATCAACTCGTAACACTCTTATGGGTCTAGCTAGATTCACTGAGCAAGCGTTTGTTGGTGATGTTGGTTCAGCAAACACAATCCGTAACGGTATGATTGGTGATCTATACGGTGTTATGTCGTATGTATCAACTAATGCTGACACGGCTGCTGGTAACTCTGCTACTGACCGTATCTGTCTACTTGCACACAAGGATGCTTTTGTTCTTGCTGAGCAGATGGGCGTACGTTCACAGACCCAGTACAAGCAAGAGTACCTCGGTACGCTATTCACATCAGATATGCTTTACGGTGTAGCTGAGTTGCGTGATAGCTCTGCTGTTGCTCTAGCTGTTCCTGCTTAATTAAGCAGATAACTCCCCAGGCTCACAAGGCTTGGGGAGTCTTATTATTCTCGTTCATCCATTAGGACGGAAGTAGGGAAACCGAAGGAACGCATCTTTCTTTATAGGAGGGTGTTATGACTTGGCAAGACTTCTGCCGTAAGCGTGAATTAGATAATCACAAAAAACAAGAACTACTTAAACTACGACAAAGGAAACACTATGTGGACTAAGCCTGAATACACTGAGATGAGATTTGGTTTTGAAGTCACGATGTACATTGCAACTAAGTAAGGAAAAATAATGGCGATATTTAGAGGAGCAGGAGGACCAGGAGACGCAACTACAGATGCTGCTAATGAAGCTAGTGTAGCTTCTACAAAGGCTGCTGAAGCTGAAGCATCCGCTACTGCTGCTGCCTCTTCTGCCACTTCAGCTTCTAACTCAGCAACTACTGCAATTAATTCAAAAGATGCTGCAGCTACTTCAGAATCAAACGCTGCTACATCTGCTCTTGCTGCTTCTACTTCAGAAGATAATGCGTCTACATCTGCTAGCGCTGCAGATACATCAGCTACTGCTGCACAGACAGCACAAACAGCAGCAGAGGCTGCTAAGACTGCTGCAGAGACAGCAGAGACTGGTGCAGAGGTTGCTAAGACTGCTGCAGAGTCTGCTCAAACTGCTGCTGAATTAGCACAAACTGGAGCAGAGACAGCAGAAACTAATGCTGAAACAGCACAGGCTGCTGCAGAAACTGCATTAGCATCTACG